CCTTTTTTCGCATGAGCTCCAGTTTTAAAACCCATTGCAGTTTCACTTTAATGGGCCGCCAGCGCGTTTTGATTTCTGGGATGTAGAAAGGGGCCACTCCGGAAAATGGCGCGCCAAATCGGCTCCTGGGTGGTCCTAGAATTTGAGAATTGTTGACAATTAAAGACAACGAAAACGAAACCTAAAAAAATGAAATTCGGCAAAATAGACGTAACTAAGATAGACAAGGCGCACCTGTTTAAGGGCAAGTCTGGAACGTATCTTGACATTTCTCTCATAGAGAACCGCGGCGGCACTGACCAGTATGGCAACGATGGGTTTATCACTCAGGGAGTTTCCAAGGAGGCGCGTGCTGTTGGCGTCAAGGGTCCGATAATCGGAAACTGGAAAACGATCATCAATCGGTCGGCGCCGGCATCATCGCGAGCGTCAAGCAAGCCCCCACCTAAACCATCCAATTACCCAATTGAAGACGACGTTCCATTTTAAGTCGATGAATGAAAGCAAAAGAGAAAGCAGATAAACCGCAACCTCCCGTCGGGATTCCGGTTCGGTGTGCGCATGATAGGCTCGTGGATCCTGTTGCACTCATCCCGCACCCGAGGAACCCCAATACGCACCCTGCCTCGCAGGTGGAGTTGCTGGCGAAGGTAATCAATCATCAAGGCTGGCGGTCGCCGATCATTGTTAGCAAGCGCTCCGGCTTCGTAGTCAGCGGCCACGGGCGACTGCTGGCTGCGCTTTCGATGCATGAGCCTGTGGTTCCCGTCAACGACCAGGAGTTCGCCACGGAGGCCGATGAGTGGGCGCACTTGATCGCTGACAACCGGTTGGCCGAACTCTCTGAGATTAATGAAGGTGTTCTCAAGGGTGTTATTACCGCACTTGGAGAGCAGCATTTCGACCTGGACCTGGTTGGGTTCGACGCCGCGGCGGTGGCAACACTTACGTCAGAACCACAGCAACCAGATCCGCCAGAGGATTTCCCGGAAGTCGACGAGACAATATCAACCGAGAGTGAGTGCCCAAAGTGTGGGTACAAGTGGAGCGGTGGAACCATTGAAAGGCAATGAACAAACCACCTTACCGCATCCCGCTCATGTCGGAAATCCGCGAGCTCCCGTGGAATGGATTCAATGCAATAAGCACTTTCAGTGGATGCGGCGGATCATCACTCGGGTACAAGATGGCTGGATTTAAATTGCTATGGGCATCGGAGTTTATCCCTGCTGCGCAGGCCACATATCGAGCCAATCATGATGGGACAATCCTAGATACTAGGGATATCATGGCAGTCAAACCTGATGATATATTGTCGGCCATTAAAATGAATGGTGAATTCTGCGGATGGATAATTGACCGAAAGGAATAGCATGGCCGCAACCATAAGCTCTGCCGATCTTTGTATACTAACTGGACTGACTGACCGTCGGCACCGCCAGCTTGCACAGGCAGGTCATTTCCCTCCTCCTGTAGATGGGCAATATGACGCGAATCGCACCTTTCAGGGTCTCATTAAGTACGCGTTCAAAGCCATCCGAAAAAAGTCGGACGAACTCGAAAAAGAACGCACTCAGCTAACGAAAGCCAAGCGCGAGATGGCGCAGGAGGAGCTTGCGAAATTCCGTGGCGAATACATCCCGCTATCCGTTATTGGCCAATCGTTCGCCAACACGTCCGTTAGGATAAAGGATGTCATGGTGCGAAGGTTCGAGCAGGAGCTTGGCCCGAAGTTGGCTGGCAAAAACACCATTGAAATCCTGATGGAAATTCGGAAAGCCGTGGACTCCGTAATCAAGGAAATGCACGACGGGCTTGGCCAGTGGATGTCCGACCCACTTACCGTGGTTGTGCAAGACAGCAAACCCGAGAATGGCGCGGAGGAATGACTCTAGCTCAGCGGATCATGGCAGTGGCTGACCGCGGGAGGGCGGCTCTGGTGCCACCGTTTCGTGGCCCAATCTGGGAATACGCTGGCGGGCTGGACCTTCAGGGCGGCTACGCGGTCAAGGGCCGATTCGACATCGCCACGGTTCCTCACTTGAGGGAACCGCTTGAAGCCATCCGGGATCCGACCGTTCGCATGGTCTCGATCATGGGCGCGGTGCAAACCACGAAGAGCTTGATTGCCGACATCGTGATCCCGTATTGGATCGAGCACGACCCGGGCGACATCCTGTGGCTATTCGAGGACGACCCGAAGGCCCGGCTCTACGCGGAGACCCGGGCGATGCCTTTGATTCGGAGCGTGCCGAACATTGCCCGGATGATGGAGGACATCGACCGGCATGAGAAGACAAAGACTAAGATTAAGTTCTCGCACTGTAATCTTGTCATGGCCGGTTTGAACGAAGGCAATGTCCAATCTATTTCGTACAGGTACGTTGTGGCGGATGAAGCATGGATGGCGCGCGCAAATGGATTGCTCCGGCAAGCCATATATCGCACGACGCAATACCCTGACACAAAGAAGATTATTCTGATAGGTCAGGGCGGTTTTGCGGATGAAGACTTCGACGAAATCCACAAGGAAACAGACCAACGATTGCTGCAATTCGCGTGCCCGGCCTGCGGTCATTTCCAGCCGTTTGAATTATCGAGACTTCGCGGGGAGGACTTCCATCGAGCGGATCTTCGCGGAACTTACTCAGGGCTTTCATGGGACACAAATGAAACCACGAAGCGCGACAACCGGTGGGACTTCGAAGCCGTAGGGAAGTCCGCGCATATTAGGTGCCATGATTGCGATCACCGCATAGAAGATACGCGTGAAAACAGGCAGAAGCTGGCAGTGTCCTATAAGTACATTAGAACAAATCCAGGCGCACCAATTCACTCCATCGGGTTTCGGTGGCCGGCGCTAGCATCAACTCGAATATCATTCGCAGATCAGGTAGTGAAGTATCTGCGAGCCAAGGTTGCTAAGGAAGAGTTGTCCTATCTGCTGCCGATGCAGGAATTCTATCAAAAGGATTTGGGAATACCGTGGGCGGAGGACATGGCTACGGAATTCAGGCAGGTGGTAGCCGAACCTTATGACATCAAGTCGGAGTGGTCTGATGAACTCTACAGAGTGCTGATCGTGGATTGCCAGAGGGACCTTGAGAAGTTCTACCACAGCGTGTTCGCTGTCAGCCTTCGGGGTGAAGCGCGTGAGTTGTCCCGGGGCACGCTGGCGTCATTCGACGAAATTGCTGAAAAGCAAAAGGAGCTTGGGGTGAAAGATCAGCACGTATTCCTGGATTGCGGATATGAGATGACTCGTGTCCTGCGTGAATGTGTTAACCGCGGGCACATCGGGAGCGTGCGGGTCGGGAGGGAGCTTAAAAAAATCTGGCTTTGCTGGACTGGTCTCAAAGGGTCAGGTCAGGAAATGTTCCCGCATAAGCACCCGAAGACCGGGGACAAGGAATGGCGGATTTATTCGGAGAGGAAACATTACAATGTGGACGTGGGCACGAGCAGGAAGGGAGCCCGGGCGCCGTGGTACGAGTGGAGCAACCTCCATTGCAAGGACCTGCTACGTGCCCGGCGTGACCAGGACCCAGGGGCGCCTAAACTCCTCACGCTACCCGACACACTGCCCGATACCGATCAGTGGTCGCACTTCGCCCAAATGCGATCGGAGCGTCGGCGCGAGGAATTCAGGGCCGGGAAAAAGGTATCTATCTGGGCACCCACCAAGTACACCAGGCCAAACCACTATTGGGACATCGGGGCGATGCTGATGGCGTTCATGGCCGTGGTTGGCATCATTGGCGGCGATACTGACGGCGGGGTGGCGGAAAAGGCAGGCGAGTAGATGTCATGACATATATTGACATGGAACCGAATTGACTTCATCGGCGAGGTTGACATTCTCAGGATGACGTGCCAGTCGACTACTATCCGCAGAAATCAGTCGAGGAGCTCCTCGTTATCCTGTCCGCCATACAGGATCGCGCGAGCGTGGGACGTATATCCATGGTGCAATCGTCCGGGATGTCCACGATGCGGACCGTGCAGGGTTCCGACCGGACCGCCGTGGAAATCCGAAGAGTGCTCTACTCGCTACACAGGCGAGACCCTGTGACCTACACGGACCCGCACGCTGACCGAGTCACCCGCACCGAGGCAGTCTACAAGTGATAACAATACCCAGCAGGACCAAGCGCCAGTCGAAACCGTCGTCAATCCTCGGGTCGAACGGCAAGCCTGCCGCATACTACCTTTACCCGTCCCCGCGCTCCTCGCCGCGATCGTATAAACCGCGCGGTTGGCTTGCTCCGGATACTCGCATAAACGTCTCCTCCGCCGACCGGTTGGAAATGGTAAACTATGCGCGCCAACTATTTGCGCAGGTTGACGTGTTGTCGGCTGCCGTAAATCAGAAAAACAATTGGGCATTTGGGGACGCATGGGACGCACATTATTTAGGGACAAATAAAGCATGGGGCGAGGCCGCTGAGAAGTTCTTAAACGAACAATGGATGCCTAACTCCAACGTTCGTGGACCACAATATTCATTCAAGCGATCGCTTCTATTGAGCGGAATCGCATGGGACGTGGACGGCGATGACCTTATGGTCATGACTAGTACAGTCTCAGGGTTCCCGCAGGTAGCGTTCTATCCTGGGACAAAGATTTCGTCCGGAACCAAAACGGACACGCGTGTCCGATTTGCTGGAGGCGTTGCAGGAAAGGAAGTTGTAGTCGGCGGGCAGTTCGACGGCGCGTCTATTTTCGACGGCATTATTTACGACCGAAACGCTCGGCCAATAGGCGTAAGGGTCATCGCCGATGACGGCACGGAGACGGACATTTCCACATTCAATTGCGACCTAGCCTACGAACCTCAATGGCACGACCAAGGTCGCGGGTTTCCTAGGATCGCAACCAGCCTGCTTCGATGGATGGACTTACAGGACATCGATTC